CGGCCAGCGCGTTGGCGTCGCTGCATTGGAATGCCCCGGACGGGACAGCGGACGACCATTCGAGCAGGAGCCGATCGCCACCCACCGTCGCAGCCAGGAGCAGGTCAAGGAGCGCAGCCGCTGTCCGCTGGTCGAGCGTGAAGCCCAGAACTCGGAAGACGAACTCGGCGATGCTCCCCGGCGATGACAGGATCTTCGCCTGGCCCTTCTGTCCGGCGAGCGAAAACATCGTGACGAACACGAGGTACAGGCTCTCCGGATCTCCGCTCGATCTGTTCGCCGCGATCCTTGCGCGGATACGGAGCCGGAAGAGAGCGTCCGACTCGCCGGAGAATGGCTGCCCCACCAGCCGGCCAAGTTCCTGAAGCTGAACCCCGGAGGAGTCGTCGATCGAAACGATCGACAAAACCTCCTGGGCGGCGTCCTCAAGCTCTTGCGCCTCCTGCGCGAAGTAGTCAGACACCGCCTCGATGACCGACCTCGGCGGAGAGACCGAGAAGTCCTTCGGGGGGAGGTTCCGGAACTGTTGAAAGAGAAGCGCCCTGAGTCTTGGCTGCCACACTACAGGGAAGAGGGTGGGCTTCACGGCGCCTCTCCTGTGAACGTCAGCGTTGCCGTCCCCAGGACAGCCCTCTGCAGCGCAGACATGACAACGGTCGTGGACGGAACGGAGATCGTCACATCGAGGACGCCCGCGACCGGAGGGGATCCGGCGTTGTCAGGAGAACCACTGAAGAACGCCGCAGTCAGCGCGGAGAGCCAGACGTTCTTTCCGGCAGGGAACCCAGAGAAATAAGTCGGAATGACGCCCGGCGTGTCGTTGCCATTCTGGAGAACGCCTCCAGCGAACAGCGCCTGTGCATCGGCGATGGGGAAGACGTCGGTTGTGTCGTCGTAGGAGACCGTCGCGGTGACGTCGACGGTGACTGCGCTCGGGCGAACCCAGTAGACGACCTGAGTATTGCCTTGCGAGTCGGTGGGGGTTCCCTTCTTCGGGGTGCCGTTACCAGACCCGGCCGGTCCCCACGATGTCGCGATGCCAGCCCCGACCGAATCCCAGATCGCTTGAGCGATCAGCGCATCCAGATCCGCGTTCGTCGCTGGCGCGTAGTCGGCGATGATCATGACCGACTTCGGAGGCATCCCTCCTGGGATGTTCTTCGGGAAGATGCCGTTGCTTGTCACTTCCGACGTGTTCTGGAAAACGGTGCACGCGGTCACTGCGTCTTCGGTTGCCGGATCGATCTGGTTCAGGATCGCGCGTCGGATAGCATCCACGACTGCGTTTCCAGACGAGTGAATCTCAGCCTCTCGCCGAACACGGAAGGCAGGGTCGGTCTCCTGCAGCGCGCCGATAGAAGCTGCAGAGACGTTGTACGCACCGTTCCATCCGTAAACCGGCGTCGTGATCTGCGTGAGAGTTCCGGGGGCAGCGCCGACCGGACCTAGCTCCGTTGCCTCAAACTGGACGTCGATCGCTCCGGTACCGTGCCCGAGGAACTGCCAGTCGATGTGGATGTCGGAGTAGCTGGTCGTCCCGGCGAGTTGCGCCAAGATGAAGACCAGCGTTCCGGCGCCAGCCTGCGATGTCGTTCCGGGAGTTCCTGTCGTCGGGAAGACGATCGCGCCGCCCGCGCCGCCGGAGTAGGCGGTTCCAACGTACCAGAGGTTCCCTGTTGCCGCATCCTTGACCGTGACGCCTGCAGTTCCGTATGTCGCCGTCTGATCGTAGGCGGAAGCAGTCAGAACCGGGGCCGAATTCGCGACGAAGCCGTCGACTCCCAGCGCTTCCCACACTCCAGCCGAAGTCGCGATCCGGTCGAAGAGCGCGTACGCGGTCACCGCCCAGGCTGACAACGCCGACCCGATCGTCGCGTCCGCCATCGATTCGAATGCCGATCCAGATGTTCCGACGTTGACGGTCGACCCCTTCACGACGACCGTGCCGGGGACTCCGGTCAATGTCTCAGTCACTGCTGAAAACGCCTCGGGATCTCGGAGCGTTCCTGTGATCGAGTTGACCGCGTCCTGCGACGCCCCGACGGCTTGCGCAGGATCCCAGCTCGAGTAAACGCCCTGCAGGAGTTCCCAGAGTCCAGAGAAGACATTGGCAGCGAAGGTCTTGATCTGCCCCGCGATGGTCTTGACAGGGATCGATCCGTCCGGGTTCGTTCCCGCGCTCTTCCCGAGAGGACCAGCCTTCATGAAGGCGTCGTAGTCAGCCTGTATCTGGCTGGACGGCTTGGCATTGAACCCGGTGACCGGATCGATCCCGTATTTCGTCGGCGAGCTCATGGCTGTGTGACCTCTCCGTTCAGCGCATCGGTGCTGTAGATCGTGATCACGGAGTAGCTGATCGTCGCGCTCCGATTCGGCCCGAGGACAAGTCCTGCAGAGACAACGCGCGTCACGATCGAACCTCCACCAACGGACTGAATCGCTGCTGTAAGTTCCGCGTTGACGGTCGTCGAGTTCGGGCTCTTGATCAGGATCTTCCCAAGCCAGTCGACGCCCTGGGACTCATCCAGGTAGCACTCCTTCAAAAACAGCCGGCAGGCGATCCCAATCAGTTGTTCGACGGCTGCAAGGTTCTCGGCGGTCGTGTCGCCCCCGACGACGCCGAAGTCGTTTGAGAGGACGGCCATGTCGCCGTCTGAATCCTGCAAGAAGTCGAAGATCGGCATCGGCGCTCCGCGTGCGAGGGTACACCGGGCGTTGCCGGATGCGCTACCGAGCCTCAGTTCAGTTCGCTGGTGCCGGTGCGGAAGCGAACCCAAGACGCCTGCATGACGCCGTTGCCCGGTGCTGTAGCGAGCGAGTTGCGACCCGCAAAGCAGATGTAGTGCAGCGTTCCGTCCAGCGTTCCGGTGTTGCTGGTCCACGGGTCGTACCATTGTGGTTTGTTTGAGGCCGTCCCGACCAACCCAAACATGGTTGTCGAATTGAACACCTGAATGCCGCCGTAGCTGAATGGGACCATGGGAACGACTACGGATGACGCCGCTCCCCACTGGAAGATGTTGTTGAAAACGTTTGAGTTGTTGCTGTTCAGCACCACTTGCGACAGCGGCCCGGATGCGCCCGTCGATGTGACGTTGACTCCGAATCCGTTACCGGTTCCAGCCCCGAGCGGAGCGTTCGTGATGTCGTCAATCATTTCAATCGTGGCAAGTGCATCGCTGGCCGTCGTGGTGAGAATCCTGGGTTGTGCGGCAATCGACGCCTCTACGACCATGCTGGCGCTCGACGTAATGGACTCGCACATCAGGTATTCCTTGGAGTCCGCCGGGAATTGCATGAGCATTTCGCCCGGTGCCGTCGTCAGGTCGTAGACGGCGGTCCCGAGTTGAAGCGGCGGCTGCACGTTCGTCGCCGACAGCACGGCTGGAATCAGTGTTCCGCTCGTGCCGGACGTTGACGCGAACCAAGAGTTAGAACCGGCAGTGATCGCGCACGGTCCAAGGTTGCTGGTCCCGCTCACGGCGCATGATGTGGACGAATAGGCCGTGCTCGCCGCCCACGTGTTGCCCGCCAGCCCGCTGGCGCGTTGCAGGCATGTCCATGTCGTTCCACCATCGGTAACGGTCGTTGTTCCAATGGTCCCGCACGCCCACGTTGGCGTGCTGCCTCCACTCAATCCACCGGACGTGTTCTTGAAGATGTAGGTACTTCCCGAAACGGTGCCCGTCACGTAATCGGCCTGCGTTGCGGAGTTGTAGACCGTCGTCGCCGACCATGCCCGCGGGATCTCCCATGCCGCCGTTCCGTCCGCGACGATTCCGCTGTTCTGGAAGTGAACGGTTCCGCTCACCATTCCGAAATTGGCGAACCATGGCGGCGTTCCGCCTGCATTGGACTTGCCCTGATTGCTGCTGCATCCCGTCGTCGAACTGCTGGCCGTCGCTACCCACGCATTTCCGTTCGCCGTAACGCTGGATCCCTGCACGGTGTTGGTGACATTGATGGTGTAACAGGTGGACGTTGCCCACGTGCTGGGCGTGGACTGGCAAGCCGCCGTGATCGCGCCGTCCGAAACCGCCGACGATGCTGCGCATGAACCGGAAATGACGGGGCCTGTTCCCGATCCGCTCGTCAGTCCGCCAGTCGTTACCTTCCAGCAATGCCCATCGCCCGAGAGGTAATAGGTTCCTGTCGCAAAATAGGCGTTCTGCTGCCACGCGGGGCACGATGTCCAAGTGAGGACTCCATCGGCGGGCCATACATACTGAGAATAAGCGGGCACGAAGTTGCACGCGCTGGAATCAAACTCACAATCCGCAGCGTTCGCCGTTGATGGCGAGTTGTCGATGCCCGGCGCGTTGTTGTGGTCGGTGCCCGTGCAGAGATACGTCCCCATGCCGGTGTCCCAATAGGGCATCGCCCCTTCAACGGAGCACGTCGGGAACGCCCCGGTCCCACCTGTGCTTCCGGTAGCACCCGTTGATCCCGTGGCTCCTGTCGGACCCGTCGCGCCGTTCGTTCCGTTCGTTCCGTTCGTTCCATTGGTCCCGTTCGTGCCGTTCGTTCCTGTCGGACCCGTCGCGCCCGTAGCCCCCGTGACACCGATGGCGTCGAACAGCGACCAGTCGGTCGGGTCAAGGGGCGGTGCCGTCGTGCCCGATGTCGCGTTGATGCAGATGTAGGAACTTCCCGCATACTGCACGCCGTCACCAACCGCGTAGGACGTGCCCGATACCCATGCGCCCCGCCAATTGATGCCGGTTGGGCCAGTTCCGCCTGTCGTCCCGGTGGGTCCGGTGAGTCCGGTAGCACCAGTAGATCCCGTTCCACCCGTTGCCCCTGTTGAGCCTGTTGCTCCAACGCTTCCTGTCGATCCCGTCGCCCCGGTAGCGCCTGTTCCGCCCGTCGCGCCCGTGGGGCCTGTTGGTCCCGTTGCACCGCTCCCTGGCGGACTCCACGTGACCGGGCTCGATGGGCCAGCGCTGGTCGCGACATAGCCGGTAGCTCCGGGGCAGAGAGCCGCCGTTGCGGTCCCTCCGGGATTGATGACGACGAGCGCATCGCCTGTTCCCGTGGGGCACGTCGCCGCGTAAACGACGATGGGGAGCGCCAGCAGGCCGAGCACGCCTGCGACGACCTTCACGGTGGGGGTGATCTTCATGTCGGGCATCCTCTCACGGAACAAGGAGGTTCGGGCTCTGGTACGTCCCTGGCGCTGTCGCAGGAGGGGCGAGAGCCTTCGCCGCCATCGTCACGAGGCTTCCGGAGCCGGGATCAGGCGCCGCCGGATCGATCAGTGCTGCGATCGCCGAGAGCTGTGGCGCTGTCGCCAGCACGGCACCAACCGCTGCGAGCAACGGAAGAACGATCACGAGGTTAGATAGGACGGCGGCGAGATCGATCATGAACTCCGCTCCGCGCACCGTCGTCTGGCCGGACTTCGCCAGCGCCTCCATGACTGCGGTCGCAACAGCGACGTGGTCCCCGTAGGAGTGGATCAGAACTCCTCCGTCCGGCCCGAGCGTCCCGTGGTCGGTCGGGACGTTTCCCCACGGAGCGCCGAACGTCATCAGTCCCGGAAGGAAGACGGAGGACGACAGGTCGAACCGATGGTCGTGAACTGGATCGACTTCGTCGCCGGTACCAGCCAGCCAGGCGTCGAGGGATTCTTCGGAGGCGATCAGGTAACCCTTCGTCGCCGGTACGAGATCGAGCGTGAGCAGATCGATCAGCGTTCCGTCGCTGATGGGGAACGTCAACCGCTGTCCGCCTCCGCCAGGGAAGAGGACCGGGATGTTCTGCTCGATCCCGAACGACTCCAGCATCCGGACGTCGGTCTGGTCGTAGTAGCCGTGCTTCACGAGGGGCTTGACGGACACCCGCTGCGTCTTCGCGTCGTAGCCTGTGACGACGGCAGGGATCGCAGTGTGGACCCCATCCAACTGGCCGAGGATCTGGAGACGGGCCGACGTCCCTATCGATCTGGCGCGCTGGATGGTCATCCGTTAGGCGTCCCGTAGATCGTCGTATCCCACGGGCCTCCCTCGGTGTCGCCGACGAACTCCGCCTTCACGACGGTCAGATCAGTGTTGTACCGCGCGTCCGTCAGGTGAACGACTCCGCGCGGCTTCACCGGGAGCAGCGCGCAGTTCAGCTTCAACAGCGCGGGCTTCCCCTTCGTCTCAGATGTTCCCATCTCTGCCGAACCCCAGAGGCCCGTCTCCGGACTGATGAGGGGGATCGACGTGCTGAGCGACTGGCCCGGTCCAAGGATCTGCAGCTGACCGCTCTGGATCGACCAGACCAAACCGATCCCCTTGATCAGCTTGTCGAGCTGCGCCTGGGCGGTTCCCTTCAGCGTGTATCCGAACTGAAATGGAGTGTCCCACCCCAGGGCGCGCGTCGGAGTCGGAACGACCGTCGGGAACGGCATCCCCGTCTGGGAGCAGATCGACTGAACAAGCTGCCGGACGGTAACGCCGCTCCCGAAGCTCTGGCCGTTCATCCGTTGCCAGCGGTACCAGAGATCTCCGTCTCGGCACTTGATGACCGTCTCCCAATCCTCGGCCGGATGCAGGTGATCGGCGTAGCTCACGTCCCCCTGGAAGAATCCGGTCATGCCCGTGTTCTGGTACCCGGCCTCGAGGAGAACCTTGACGCCAGGCTGCTGCAGCAACTGGCGCGTCGACGGGGCGAGGTTCGTGATCGTGATCTTGCACGTGTTCGGTTCCTTCTCGGAGGTCTTCATGATCTCGAATCGGAAACGAATCCCCGGAGTCGAGCCATCACCAGCGCCGGTGATCTGAAGGATCGACGCGGCGCCTTCTCCACCCTGAATCGGGCCGACCTGCGGAACGAAGAACGTGAGCCGAGCGATTCGCTGGAACAGCGTCGCGCCGTTCGCGATCGGGAAGGGAGCGCCGACGGCCATGACTAACCTGCCGCCAGTTCCGCCTCAGACCAGTACTGCATCTGCACGCGCTGCCCGAGGTCTTCGGCGTTGACGATGTCTTGGTCCTGGCCGGTCGTGTCGTAGAAATAGAAGAGCCCCGGCGGTTGTCGGCCGGTGAGGTAGAGATAGAGCGGCCAGTTCACGACCACGCGCGCGTCCCCGCACAGGAGATCCGTGTCCTCTTCGTTCCGGACCTGCATGAACCAGCACGACAGGCGGTTGTTCCATCCAAACTGAAGAGTGTAGGTCGCCCCGTCGAGCGTCGCCTGGACGTCGAAGAAGCCGGTCTGCACAAGGTTCGCAGGGAGAGGAATCGCGGACGGCATCAGGGAGCCACCACTGGAGGTCCGAAGTAACTCTGCTGCGCAGCCGCCAATGCTGCTGCCGGCGAGCTTGTTCCGATCAGGGTGTGAAGCGTGCTCTCGGCGGGGATGGGAGGCCCAAACGGAACCTCGCCCGGACCGTATCCGCCGCGGACCTTCGGGAGCGTGTTCTTCGTCTTCGTGATCGCGATGTTGGTGAGCTTGTTCTGAACGATCCGGATGTGGGTGACAGAGAGCGTGAATCGGACGCCGCCGGTTCCGGAGCCCGGTCCGGCACTCGCCGGCTGGCCTCCGGTCTTCGCGTCTCGCGTTCCAGAGACGTTGGCGACGGCCATCGACGTCAGGAGGCCGAGCGTCGTCGGGATGGAGAGGAGCGCGCCCTGGCTCTGCCAAGATCGCAGCGTCGCTATCGCGTCCTCAGCCCGCGTCTGTGCGTCGCCGGCGAACGGAGGGAGCGGGGAGTTCGTAACGATGCACTCCAGGTTCCACTTATCCGCCTCGGCCCGGATGTTGTCGGTGACGTTGGAGCCCTGCTCGACTGGATGCTCCGTCACCTTCGCCGGGAATGCGAAGTGCTCCGCCACGACGGCGTCGATGTCCAGCGTTGCGGTCTGCCCGCTCGGAAGCGTCGCGGTGATCGTCGTCATGGCTGACTGTACCCGGCGTCCGCACCCATATCCTCAGCCGCCTGCTGTATCCCTTCGCGAACGCCGGCCGCGACCTCCCTCTTCACGTCAGCGGGGGTGACCCCGGGAGAAAACGCGAAGTTCTGATTGATGTTCGCTACGACGCCCCCGCCTCCGCTGCGACCTCCCGGAACCGACGGAGCCAGCGCCTGAGCCTGCAGGAACCCCGGAGAGCTTCCGAAGTTCGGCGCGATCCACTTCAAGGCGCGATTGAAGTAGTCGCCGAACTGGATCGTCGTCTCCGGATCCGGCGCACGCGGATTGAGTCGCGTGTACTCAGCCGCCTGTCGATAGCCGGGTGTTTGCCCGACGGTGTCGTTGAGGATCTGGCGCCCCGCGAACCGAACGGCCGTCTCCGCCGGCGACTGGCGCTGGCCAGGTGGAAGCGCAGCGTTCGCCTCCGACACCCGGCGGAACTCCTGCCACGTCTTGATCAGATCCTTCGTGACGGCAACAGCGGTCTCGAGCGCCTCGAGCCACCACGGCTTTTCTTTTCCTTCCGCCCGCAGCTGCCTGTCGAACTTGTCGAGGCCGTCGACGAAGTCTCCGAAAACAGATCTCCCGCCCGAGGCGTAGACCCGGAGATCGTCGAACAGCAACAGCAGCCCAGCGACGATCCCTGCGATCGCGATGAACGGTGCGGCAGCGACAAGCCATGCCGCCCCTGCAGCGATAGCGGCAGCGACCGCTTCAAGCTGCACCGCCAGGAACGACTCGACCAGTCCGGTGTTCGCAAGCGTCCATGCGGCGAGCCCCGAGAGAATGACGGCCATGACTCCGTTCCAGTTGTCGCGAAAGAACTTCAGGACTCCGACGAATCCGATGAACGCCTTCCCGAGCGCCTTGATCGCGTCGACGCCGATCCCGATGAACTTCGTCAGGTTCTGACGCATGATCTCAGCATTCGCCTTCCGCCACTCGAGGAACTGCTTCAGCAGATCCCGAATCGCAGGAAGGAGCGGTCCGACCGCGTCACGCCAGAGCCGTGTCGTCGATTCCGTCAACGCACGCTGGACCTGGATGACTTCCTTCCCTGCCCGGAGTTGATCTTCCGACATGACGGACTGGTCGAAGAACTCGGAGAGCTCGTCCTTTCCACGGTTCAGGAACTCGATCATCCCTGCGCCGGATCGTCCGAACAGCTGCATCGCGATCGCGGTCTTCTTCGCGCCGTCCTCCATCCCCTGGAACTTCCCCGCGATGTCGACGAACACGTCTTCGGCCGGCCGGAGCTTCCCTGCAGCATCCGTCGCACGGACTCCGATCGTTGAGAACGCGGTCTTCGCTTCTTCCGATCCCTTCGTGACCCCGTACATCTGGCGCGACAGGAGCTGGATCGAGTGGGCGAACTCATCGATCCCTATGCCGTCCTCGGCTGCGGCGCGCGACAGCTGCTGCAGCGACTTCGTTCCAATGCCGGTCGACGCCCCGAGGGAGAGCATCTTCTCACCGTACTCTGCTGACGAAGCGATGTTCTCGATGAACGTGGCCGTCAGTTCCCGAGCGACCTCGACGACCTTCTCAAGGCCGATCTTCACTCCTTCGGCGGCTAAATTGCCTTTGGCAAAGCTCTGGGCGTCGACGTCAAGTCCGAGGCGAACGAAGAGTTCTCTCAAAATGCTCATCGGGACGGCCTCTCAGGCGCGCAGCCTACCAGCACTCACAGGAACCGCACAGGCGGCTTGAGCGGGGCGTCGGCCTTCCGTGTGCGGCACGAAGGCGTCCAAGCCTCCTGCTGCCCCACGTGGCCCAGCCGTTTGCGCCAGCCGGGCCTTCCTGAAGGGGAGAAAGGACGCCGCCGGTCAGAGACTCCGTCCGCGTGCAACGCGAACCTCTGCCGGCGGTTCAATGGTGGGAGCGTCCTTCTGGCGTCTTGTCGTGCCAGATCCCCTGCGTGGGGCCTCCCTCTTGTAGCCGTTATTCGGTAGGAGGCGCTGCAGCGGTTGAAGGCGGAGCGAGATCGCTCGCCAAGGCCGACAGCTTCCCCTCTGCCGTCTTGAGCTTCTCGCCCTGGACGCGACACTGCTCGCGGAGCACGCGGTTCTCTTCGCGGAGATCGGCGATGACCTTCTCGCGATCCGGGGATGCGGCCAGCGCGACCTTCGTTCCGGGCTTGACCGACACCTGCGACGGTCGGTTCAATGCCCGGAATCCTGCAGCGGTCGTCGGGGCGTTCGGGTTAGTTCGGATGCCCCGGAAGACATTCAAGACGGCCATGGCTGTGATCCTTTCGAGAGGGTGAACTTCCGGGAGCGATTAGATCGTGTAGCTGTACCAGAAGTCGAAGCACTTCGCGCCATCGGCCGCGGTGGTAGGAGCCACGCTGAAGGCCGTGGTGTCGACCGTTCCGACAGTCTCGTCCGTTGGCTTTGCTGCGTTGCCGGAAGCCGAGACGCCTTCCTTCGACACGACGAAGTTCGTCGCGCCCGCCGGAACCGGAAGCCCGAGATCTACAGCGACTCCGATCCCGAGGTTGTCGCCGGAGCCACCAGCGCCAGCGAGCGCAGCAACCGTCGCGGACGCCAGCGTCGCGTAGACCTTCGTCGACTTGAACGTCGTTGACGCTGCGCAGATCAGGGAGATCGTTTCCGTCTGCGCGGATCCGTCAGGTGCGGTTCCGACCAGCGCAATCGTGCCAGCCGTAATGTTGTTCGTCCCCTTCGTGTACCGGACCTGCAGTTTGGACGGGAACGAGATGGAGTTGGCGATCAGCGTCCGCGCTCCGTTGGCGGACAGCGCCGCTGCCGCCGAGACGGAGATCAGGTCTGCGGCGATGGGGGCGACGTAGCGAACCCAGGCGCAGATCTTCGTGATCGTAACGCCGGCTGCGACCGCGATGATCGCCGGAGTCGTGGTGTCGAGAACGAAGGTGCTGGTCACGTTGGTCAGGAGGAAGGGCTGTCCGCCGAGAGTCGAGCCTTCGTCTCCGGTCGTGATCAGCTTGCCGTCGACGAAGTCGTGCGACGTGTCCGCGTCCCACGAACGCTTCATCGTCCACTTGGAGGAAGCTCCACCGATGCTGGTGACGTAGAACAGGCCGCGCTCAAGGCCGGTCGCTGCCGACTTGTCCCAGATGCGATCCCCGACAGCGATGGTCACTCCGTCGATGGTTCCCAGCGCTCCGTTTGAGGTCGCGGTCTTCGTCTGCGTTCCCGTGACGTAAGTATTCGCCGGGAGAGCCGTCGCTGTCATCGCGCGAACCGGACCCCACGCCGCGCTTGAGTTGGTCTGGAGCAGGCTCACCAGCCAGTCGATGAAGACGTAGAGGGGGAGCAGCCAGGTGTGCCCAATGCTTCGGAGGGTTCGCTGCGATCCGGGAAGTGCGGACTTGGAGTTCGGGAGAGACATCGGTTGTGCTCCTGCGGCTGATCCGGCCGCTTCACTTCGGGGGTGGCAACTCCTCGATCCCGTCGAGAAGTTCGTTCAGGTCTATCACGTCCTGCCGGGTTGCACAGGTCTTCGCCTCGGTGAGTGTCAGCCAGCCTTTGGCGATGAGCCGGTCGACGGGCCATCGCCAGAGGAGGTGCTCGATCCGTTCGATTGGTCGGGAGCCGGGGATTTCACGGCGCTCCCGCCGCGGCGGCGAAAAAAATCAGGGAAGTTCTCCTGCACCGCGAACCAGAGGATGGCCCACAGTTCCGAGGTCCGCCCGGCGAACAGTTCGTTGAAGACCTTGTCATCCGTCGAAGGCCACATCGGACGGCCGTCGACCGTCGCTTCTCCGCCCTGCAGGAGCCCGTGGATGATCGTCTGGAGATCGCCAGGCCGGAGCGCACCGACGATGCTTCCGAGTTCCGCTGCGACGTCCGCTGCCATTTCCGGAGGCAGGGCATCGAGCACGTCGCCGGCGGACATCGATCCGATGGCTGTCGGATCCATCAGTTCGGCACCCTTGAGCCGAAGGATCATTCCGAGGGCGCGCCCGACTGCTGGGGCGACAAGCGGTTGAAGGGAGAAGCTCAGGAGCGCAGGAACCGGATGGAGGCCGATCGTGCGCCCCCCGACAACTCGGGTCGTCATTACAGCGGAATCGTCGTCCCGATCTCAGACGCGAGATACGGGCAACGAAGCTCCCACTCGATGTTCGACGACTCGGTCGCGTACGGCTTCTTCGGGATGCGCTTCAGCCACGCGACGCCGCAACCGGCGATGGAGGTGCCCGTTGGGTCTGTTACTGAGACGGGGCCGGTCGCAAGGCGCGTCAGGCGGTCGGCGACGGCAACGGCCGACAGGGACGGGTTCGACGGAGACGCGAAGTTCGTGGAGAACTTGATCGTCCCTCGGCGGTCGGCGCTTAGGATGCGAACGACCTGGCCGTCGGCAGCGACTTCGTCCGCCCACGCATCGACTTCGAAGTCGATCTCAACGAACGTCCCCTTCGCCATCATCGTCACGACGATCGGGGGGAACCCGGTCGGAGCGAAGGTCAGGATCACCGCTCCCGGTGCGTAGCTCTGCTGGCCGCTCATTCGACGCTCCTTACTGGCTGACCTGGACGTTGACGACCATCGTGTTGATCGCGCCCGCTAGCGTGAACGAAGAGACGACCCCGTTCAGGACGCGATTCTGTCGGTCCGTCGAAGAGACGGATCCGGACGACGGAGCGGTGACGCTCGGAGCAGGGATCCCCGGAGGGCTTCCGGGATTGATTCCGCCGGAGCCAGGGCCAGCGCCAGCCGGCTTCGCGCCCTGCTCGTTGATCGCCTTCACCATCGCGACGATCATTGCGATTCCGGCGTCCGTGAACGGGATCTTTTCGTTTCCGATCAGGAGGTTGTCTCCGCCTTCGACGACCTGGGCGACGTACCACCCGAGGAATCGAACGACGTCGATGTACTCACCGAAGCAGGTCAGGCCCTGCCCCTGGACGACGTTGATTCCGCCGAGTTCCCCGTACCAGTTCGCGAGGCTCGCGTTGAGGAACGCGATCTGAGACGCCGTGTACTGCTGGCCGTTGCCCCATCCCGACGTGACTCCGGACAGCGTCTTGTAGAGCCAGTTGTCCCCGCCCGGCGGGATATTGAACCAGCGCCCGATCTCGGCTGCGTCCATGAACTCCGACGCGCGCGGATGGAAGATGCCGCCGGTGCCCGTCTCGATCCCGCCGTAGGCTCCGGCCTTCAGGTTCGCTTGCGGTCCGGTACCAGCCGTTGCGTCCGTCGTGTCCGAGGTCGCGACGATGTAGAGCTTCTGCTGAGTCGCGATCCACGTCGCGGCGGCGATCACGTAGGCGTTGCTGTTGAGCAGCGTCACGAGACCGTACCAGCCGTTCGTTTCGTTCTGGCAAGCGGCCAGGTCCGTCGCAAGTCCGCCACCGGAAGGCGCGACGTGGTTCTGCGAAGTCGTGATTAGCGTCGGGTCGTTCGTCTCGACTCCGACCCATCCCGTGGCCGTTCCGGTCACGAGCAGCGTCTTCGACCCGGCCGATCCGATCACGGTCGGAGTAGCGGTCGGGAGATCCGTTAGCGCGGTGATCGCGGCCTTCAGCCCGAGGCAGATCGCGTCGTTCTGCGCCTGAGCGTTCGTGAGCGTGTTGGCCCCGATGTAGAGGTACGTCAGACCGCCGACGGTCTGCGACGCTGACGTTCCGGTCGGGCCGGCGGAATCGGAATCGGTGCCGCCGACGGAGACGAAGTAGAACTTCCCGGTATCGGCCGTAACGACGTCGCCAGTCGGAAAGGTGCCGCTCGCAACGAACGCCGTGACTGTCGGCGCAACGTAGGTTGCAGCCTGCCTGTTAGCGGCGCCCGTCGGGTCGCTGATCCAGAGGGTGTACGACGCTCCCGCGATCACCTGGGCGACGACCGCTCCCCAAGTCTGCGTCGTCGGGTTCGTCAGTGCGCGGCCGATGTAGAGAGCCTGAAGCTGTGGGTTCTGTCCGAACGCCTTCGCGGCTGCGTTGTACGCGGCGGTCGTCGCACCCCAATCGGCCAGAACTTCGTCCGCCGAGTCGTAGAGGCGGGTTCGGGTCGTCCAGGCGGAAGGATCGAGAGGGAGTTCCTGCGTCAGGATCAGCGGCGTTCCGAATCCCTCTTCCGTCACTCCTGGCTGGGAGAGAGAGACGTTCACCGTTACCGGATTCGATCCCACGGGGCACCTCGCGGGAGAGAACCTATCAGCGGGAAGTCATAGAGCACAAGCGGGCGTCGTTACGTCACGCCGTCTTCGTCGCAGATATAGGTCTCGCCATCGTTGGACGTGAAGTCCGGCGGGTCCGTCGTCGTGAAGACTTTCCACCCGGCGCGCCACGGCGGGGCGATGATCCAGCCTTCGCCGCCATCCGAGACCATCGTTCCAGGCGGAGGATTGTTCGCAGCAAGCCCCGGAGGAAGCGTGTGGTCCGTCGTGAACCCTGATCCGCCCTTGACCCAGGCGTTTGTCCCGACGCCGCTCGGCACCGTCACGGAGTAGGCACCGGACGGGATGGGCGTGTCTGGCGTCCATGGTCCGGACTGCGGCGCCCAATGGTCCCAGCGGGTCGTGTTGTCCTGCTGGCCGTCATCGGTCCCGGTCGGCGCCTTCGGAGCAGAGCCCTCCGCATGAAACGTGAACTCGTCCGTTATTCCGCTGTCGTCGGTCACCTTCACTGTTCCGTTCACCGTGTTGATGTAGCCGGTGTATTCGACGGCAGCGACCGCAGGGATGAACATCCGGATATGCAGGAGCGCGAACCCCCGGAACCCCGTGCTGATCAGCTTCGGCAGGTACTGCGCCGCCCCGAAGGAGTCGAAGAACGAAACGCCGAACTTCAGCGCGCGGTCCCGGAGCGTCGGCAGGATGATCGCCGACCGTATCCTCTCCGCGATCGCCAGCGCGTCCAACTCTTCGTCGGAGGTCACCGTCGTCTTCGTGTAGACCTCGACGCTCAGGACGACTTCCCTGAAGCCCTGCGTTGCCAGTTGGATCTCCTCGCCGGCCGGACGCGTGAGATCCGTCGTCGCCACGATCGCGTCCTGGCACGGGTTCTCAGACCCGGAGATCGACAGGTCGATGTAGTCGTCCGTCGGCTGGTTCGTGTTCTGGTACGCCCAAAGGACGTGCGATTCATCGAGACCGCTCGCCCGGATCATCGCCTGGACAATGGCGTCGCGGACAAGGGCCCATGGGTTGCGGGGGAGCGTCACGACGGCACCTGCAGGAGCGCCTTCGTGTATCCCATCCACGATTCAACGCTCTGGATTTCCCAGAGCTTGCCGTCCTCGAGGGTGATCCGGTCGGCCTCAAGCGCCGCGCCTTGACCTCCGACCTGCAGCGGCGTCTTCGTGAACATGACCCGCGTCTCCGTCGCGCGCCGCTCCTCCGGGAGCCGAAGGAGATCGCGTCCGCCGGCCGGCTGGACACAGGCGATGTCGACAGTGAACTTCGTTTTCTTTCCGGGAACCTCGCGGCCGTTGTGCACGCCGCTCGTCTGCGTCCGGGTTCCGACGTAAGGCCCGGTGCTGAAGGAGTCGATCAAGTCCCAGGCGAAGTCCGCGTCGAACATGCAGGGACTCTACACCGTCAGCCCTGATCCTTGCTTCCGGGGACGTATTTCGAGTCGGACTGGCGTTCGCCGATGACGCGCGCCCAGGCTATGGCGCCGAGCATTCGCGCGGTGTCGATGAGTGGCTTCACGCCGTAGGGGTTGTCGCGGAGCGCCTTCGTCTTCCCCTTCTGCGCCTTCCGGATGAACGTCGACATCGCGTTCGCTGGAGAGACGCCTGCGACGATGGCGTTCTTGATCGACGTCGCCAGCCGGAGCCCGAGCAGGTCCAGAGCGTCGTCGAACGACATCTTCCCGTCGACGATGACCTTCAGGAGCAGCTCCCCGGAAAGCTTCTCGAGGTCCGCCCGCATCTCGTCGAACGTCTGCCGGAACGCCGGGCGAGGAGGGATCTTCCCGTCCTGCGTCCCGAACTCATTCACGGCTGCGATCTCAGCGACGGTCAGCGGAGCGGCCATTCCGTTCGGGAGCTTGCGATGGAGTCCTCCGCGCGCGGAGTCGGCGAGCACTCCTACTTTGACACTGACGGGGCCTCGAATCGCGGAGGCTCGTTTCATCAGGTCGCGGAAGCCGTGATCGACGTCGACGACTCCGTTCTTCCCGGAGCCCGCGATGAACCGTCCGTGGGAGTCGCGCGCCATGCCTCAGAGGATAGTCGAAGCGGCCTCTTTCGCCGCAGCGTCGCCGGCCGCTGTCTTCCTGGCCTTCTCAGCGCGGTTGCGTTCGTCGCGATCCCTCTGCCTGCGGTGACGCTCTTCTTCGCGCGTCGCTTTCCGGGGAACCGGCGGAGCGTGAAACGATTCACGATGCGCAACGAAGCGACCCGACGACTTCCCGGCCAGAGATCGAAGAAGCTGATCGACGTCAGTCGGAGCGTTCATTGGATGTAGCCTCCGCGCGTCTTCGTTCCGCTGGGAGCGCGAACAGCCGTCTCCCTCTTCGACTCGATCCCGATCAGAGAGTCCAGACGCGACGGGTGACCCTTCGGTCCGACTTCGTCCGGCGACATGCACTCCACGATCTGAGCTGTCGTCGGCATGTCTCCGTACTGCAGGCAGAGAGCGCCCCACGTCCGGTGCGCCCGCATGAAGTCTGGAATCCCGATCCGCTGCTCGATCGCGCCACTGACATAGCAGGCGAGAACTCCGGCGACGAAGGCCGGGCCGGAGTCGCAGCCGTTGATGCGTGGTCCCATCGGCCAGCCGATCCGCTTGAAGAACTCCGGCACCGTCCGCTCGAGGTCGGCCTTCTGGATCGGGATGCGAACCATCAGACGGACCGTCTGCCGAAGGAGCGCGGTGTCGCGGACCTTCGTTCGTGTTCGCGCCCGGATGCGCCGCGCGGTTCTGGCCGGCAGCGCCGGAGCAGGGAGAATCTTCACGGCACGAACCCCATCGCGACGTTCGGGAGGATGCGGACCAGGCGTTCGTACTCCACGCCGTAAATGGTCGTTCCGAGCGGGCCGTTCGCCATCATGTCGGCGAAGCCCTGTGAGATCTGGCCGACGCTCTTGTCCGTCGTCGGCCCCTCTCCACGCTTCCGGGAGATCGTCGCCAGGTGCGCCGCGAGGTACCGCTGGCCGTCGAGGATGCGCTTCCCCCATTGGTACGCGGGAACCTCCAGCGCGGCCATTGCCAAGAACGCCGTCTGCGACGGCTCCGGTACGGTGCTCAGTTCCGGTGCGACGTTGACCACGTCCTGCCATGTGGCGACCGGAGCGGCCATCGGCGTTAGCCCTCTTCTTCGGCGGTCTTCTGGCGCGGCTTGTTCTTCGGGCTCTTGATCTTCTTGATCTTCGCGTTGATGGCGATGAGCACCTGGCCGGTCGTCTCCTGCGTCGCGAGCATTTCCAGGAGGTCCAGCGACTCCGTGTTCTCAACGAACTTCAGAGCGTCTTCGTCCTCCAGGTCAAGCAGCGGGTTGTCGGCGCGGAGCGGGTTCCCGACGACCAGCGTGAGCTTGCCGATGCGGGCCAGGGAGTCCTCGGGCGAACCTGTGCCGACGATCTTCGTCCGGAGCAGCGTCTTGACGGCGGTCTGCTTCATCGCCTCCAGCCATCGCTTCTCCGGGACCAGGTTGGTCCCCACGTTCAGCTTGATCAGCTTCCCGCCGTCGAAGGCTCCCTTCGTCCCGGAGCCAGCCGAGATCGAGATCGTCCCGAGTCGATTGTTCAGGACGGGGATGACGCGGAGGACTTCTTCGGCGGGCTCTTCGTTCACGCGAGCGACCTTGGCGGGCATCGTGACCTCTCAGGGGTTGTCGAACTGCAAGCAAAGTACACGACGACGAACCGACGCACAACCGCGAAGGAGAAACGGAAGGGCCGGAGAGGGGTGATTTCCTCTCCGGCCCAGATACGCGGCCCAGGCTTTCGCCCGCCGCTGCAGGATGTTTTACAGGCCGTCTGCGAACGAAACGCTGATCGGGTAGGGGCTGATCACACCGGCCGTCGCAGCCTCACACTCCACGTCGATCTTCGACCCGTGGATGAACGGAGGGTACTGGAAGAACTCCCGGCTGATCATGTGGCGGACGTAGCGGCGGTCCGGGTCGTAGGCGACCATCCGGTCGGCGCCTGCGGCTCCCGAGCCCGTGCAGTACTGCCACGACTCGATGGTGATCGGCTGGCCGGCTTCCTTCCGCGTCCGGACCGCGTAGGAGAGGACCGTGTCGCTCCGTCCGTCGCCCATCGACTGACCCGCGATCGTGAACAGATCCTCGATCGGGATGATGAGCTTCTTCGGGATGAACCGCTCAAAGGTCGACGCGGCCTGGCTGGCGATGATCCCGGTGATGTCGGCGATGATCTCGTCGGGGGTCTTCGTCGACCAGAGCGTCGAACCCTGGGCTCCGTCGGCGAGCGCGTACACGTTCGCGTTCGGGAGGTTCAGTAGCCCAACCAGGCCGATGGAGGGATCGCCGGCGGAGGTCGAGCCGAACGCCGTGATGCGGTCCAGCTTGCGCTCGATCGCCTCGCGGGCGGCGATGGCGTTCTCCAGGTCGATGTTGATGGGAGGACCGCCGTTCGTCGCGGCAACGGCAGCGGCGGCCAGGTCCTTCATCGTGTAGCGATAGCTCGCCGCGATGTTGTAGAAGTTGTGGGCGAACTCCTGGACGAAGAACGACGTCGCCGGGAAGTCGTCCGCTCCGCCCACGTCGAAGTTCGCGATGCCCGTCCGGGTGAACATCCGGTAGCGGGTCGAGATCGCGCCGTAGGGGGTGGATGTGTCGTGCTCCACGAAGAGCCGCCCCTTCATCGGGGGCAGGACGGTTTCGTAGACGAACGGCTCCACGTAGGAGAGCGCCAGCGCGGTGAACGCCGACTCGCCGGCGTCGCCACGTGCGGCGAGGGTCCGGCGGAAGTCGTCGGCCTCGTCGCTGGGGATGAACAGCTTCCCGCCGTTATCGGTCCGGACCTTGGAAGGCTTGCCGTCGAACCGCCTGCTCAGATTTCCCATGTGCGCTCTCCCGGTTACGTCGTGCTCGCCGCCTTCGCGGCCATCAGGTCAGTTTCGACTTCGACCGCTTACGGCTTGTTGGTGAAGTCCCATTCGACGATCGCGATGGGGGTCACTCCGTCGGCAGCGATGGTCGCCAGCGACCGGAAAACTCCCACCTTCGTCATGTCCGTGTTCTTGCCGGAGTCGGTCACGTTCGACACGGCACCGACGACCGTCCCGACGCCAGCGTTCGTCGTGTAGCGCACGAATGGGCGGTCGACGTTCGGAGCGATGACCAGCGGAACGGTGGGGTTGTCGACGACCATCCAGATTCGACCCTTGCGGAGGATCTTCATCTGGGCGTCAGGAACCAGACCGACTCCGTCGGCGTCGATGTCGCCGAACGCTCCCGGCGCGTGCGTGTAGTCCTGGGCGACGACGCCGACGAGCGTGTCTCCGGACGAAGTCATATTGAGGACGCCCTGCGGAGCGGTGCCCTGCTTGACGACCGTCCCGAACGGGATCGAGGCGCTGACCTCTTCGGAGAACCCGGCGACAAGGTCGACGTTCTCCGAGTTGTCGGCGATGAGTCCGGCGACTGCGGCCGGCTGGCCGATCGAGTTGATGGAGGTCTGGCCCATGACGGATGCCTTTCGTTCGGGGACCGCGAGCGGCCCGGTTCAGTGCAGATCGTTTTCTTACGACGCCGACTCGGGGTGCTCCTGCAGGTAGAGCATCCGGTCGCGGCCCGACAGGTGCGACCCGTCCTTCTTCGGCTCCACGTTCGTGTCGACCCGCGGCTGAACGAAGAACGGAGACGTGAGGGCGCGCGCGGCGTCGGAGGCGGAAACCGCTCCCTTCGGAGCGAGGTCCATCAGAGCGTCGAACCGGGCGCCGACGTCGGCGGTCTTCATGCCGTCCGTCTTCGTGGCCGGGGAGAGCTTGGCGATCGCCAGGCGCTTGATGCCGTCGGAGTCCAGCTTGGAGAGGTCCGCGTCGCCCACGAACGGGCGCACCTGGGCCTCCAGCTTGGCACGCGTGCGCACGCCGGCGTCGATGCGGCGCTGGAGGGAGGCGTCGCGCTTCGCCTGGAAGGCGACGGCCTCTTCGCGGCGCTGCTTGCGGGCCTTGTCCGTCTTCGACTTGTTCGCGGCGCCGGCCTTCTCTTCGGTCTCCTGCTCGACCTCGAGTTCGTCGGCGTCCATGTCCTCGTCGGGGTCGCCGAGCGTCTCCGACAGGTCGTCGGTCGCGCCCTCTTCCTGACCCGTCGCCTTGGACACCGGCATGTGCATCCGGAACTCGCCGTCGCCGTCGCACATGTCGCAATTCTTCATCGCCTCCGCGTCGTCCTTCGACGTGTCGGGAACCTTGCCGGTCCCTCCGCACTCGTCGCAGGGGACCATCTTCGCCTTGATGGCGTCGACAACGGCGCGGATCGCCTTGCGATCCTTGATGAGTGAGATCGCGTTGTCCTTCACGATCTTCAACTTCGCGGCGACGCTCTGAGCGGCAGTCTCCGCCGCGGTCCGAGCCTGATCGGCCTTCGCCAGCATGTCGCGGACGGCGGTCTCGATTGCGCTTGCGTTGCCTTCGGCGAGCTCAAAATCCCTGCCGTCGATTCGAATCGTCTTCATCGGTTGCCTCTCAGGTGGAACGGGGGGCTCGTCGTCCGAGCGAGAACCTAACAGCGCATCCCCGCGGTTGTCTAGCCGCACGCGGGCTTCTGGACCGGCGCGCGCGGAATCCACCAGCGCAAGATGGTTCCCGAGGATGTTCCTCTGAATGAACTTGTAAGGCCCATATTTCCTGATCAGCGCTTCGTCCTGCGTCGGATCCAACTCGACGGAATAGCCGTTGGAAAGCTCCACCAGAACGCCCGACTCGATCTTCCGGATCACGTCAGCGTCCGTCACCATCATCGGCGCGCCGAGCCACGTTTCGTCCAACTTCCGAACGTCCTGCCCGACCTGTCCTCGCTGGTACGTTCCTGTGTTCTTGTCGTTCAGGAGTTCCGGCGGATGCTGCTCCGTCACTGGAACCATGTGGAACGACTTCATCGACGCCTCGGAGAATACCTCCTCCGGCAGACGCAGTTCGTTGTAGACGGTTCCGTCCGCGTCCTCGTAGACCTGGATCCCGACGCGCGCGATCTTCCCGTCCAGCTTCAGCCAGCCGTTGGACATCTTCTCCGGCTTGGCGAGCTGGCCGACGGAATCGATCCGGCGGACCCTCTTCATTGGCTCTGACATCAGCCCATCCGTTCGACGCGTGGCGGCTTCGGCGCTGGCTTGGCGTCCGTCTTCGGGGGTGACTCGATCTTCCCGCCGTCAGACTTCCGAGCCACTCGCGACTCCTCGACGGGGCCGGCGCACGCGCATTCCGTGGTGCAGCTCGACAGGTGGGATATGTGCTTCTCGCAGCCGCAGGCCATCAGATCACCCCGACGCGCGTCCTGTCGATGTACCCGAACTCCGCATAGGTGTTGGTCGATGACGTATCGCCGGGTTGGACCTGCATCCGGATACGGGCCGGGCCCGAGTAGATGTGGTGCGGAGAGTCCGCGAACGTTGCGCCAGGGATCTGGGCTTGCGCGCCGCTGCACGGAAACGGGCCGCGAATCGTCTGCTCGACCGCGAGCGGATAGTTGATTTTCGTGATCCAGACGAGTCCCGGAGCCGAGGCGTTGTCGCAGAAGGCGCGAAGGTCGGTCACTTCGCATTGCCGATTCGACGGGACGTAGTGAACCCCGAGGTGCGTTGTCGTGTCGCCAGAGGCCAGTGTCGTGATCGTTCCACCGCCGCCCGCGTTGTTGACGTAGAGCGTGATCGTTCCATCCGCGACGCCACCCGAACCGGCGGAAACAACAACGATGCTTTCGATCAGGGCGATGGTTGTCGACACGGTCGCTACTGCGGTTGTGCCGTTGAGCGCCACTGTCTCGTTGAAAGGCCCGGTGATCGTCTGCGACCCGTCCGTGTTTGTGACGAGGTTGTAGTACGTCACCTTGACCTTGCGCGCTCCGGTCCCTGCTGCCGCATCGTTCACCGATGACGACTTGAACGATCGCTGCGCTCCGGACGTCGGCTCCGTATAGGCGGTCGCCGAGATCGGAACCTTGCTTGCGGATGATGTGAGGATCTGACCTTGGGCGCGCATGGGCGGCATCCTGAGTCAGCGAGGGGAGGCTGTCAAACGAAAGGGCGCGCGCCTACTGTCCGGCGTCCCACCACGGAGGCTGCTCATCGTTGATGGTTGAGTAGACCTGTGACAGCGGAGTTCCTGCCGGGAAGCCGTGAATGCTCTCCGAGGTTCCGTCCGGATCCGTCACGTCATAGGTATCCGGGGATGCTTTCTGATCCAGCGCTACTGAGCGCCCGTAGATGTCACCCGGAAGCGCTTTCAGCACCGTTATTCTTGGGTCTACGGCATTCGCAGCAGGCTTGTGAACCACGACTCCAATCGCGCTTACGGTCAGGACCCTGATTTGTTCCTGCTACACCGCGTGGGCGACTCTCCGCCCTGGAACTCCGCGTAGAATCCGGGGTCGGTAAGGCGCGCAGGAAGGTTCATGGCTCGTTCTCTCGGCGGGCCAGCAGGGCTTCCCGGCGGCTCTTTGCCGAGTCACCGGCAGAACGGCTGTCAGGCGCACGATTCGGCTTGCGGGCAGGCTGTCCGCTCATTTGACGGTTGCTTGCTGGCGGCGGGTGTCGGCCCGTGCGGTGACGGCCAGACGCCTGCTGCCGGTAGCCGTCGCGTGGTGGAGCACTTACAGGAAACCGTTGCCGAGCGGTGGCGTCAGCGACCCTGCATTCAGGATGGTTGCAGTTCGGGTCGCAACAATAGTGGAACGTGATGAACGGTTCCGAGTGCTGGGCGAATATGCCGCCTGATGGCAATGCCGACGTGTCGTTCTGAATCGCAGGCAGATAGGCCATCATCGGCGCACTGTGGTCATGCGGACCTCGCGGGATTTCTGGCGGCAGCGCGAACTTGATCCGGCGTCACGTCTCCAGCGACCAGCAACCGGGCCAGAATCTCATCGGAGAATACGTGGCCACCGCGATTGAACAGTGCATGAGAGAAGTTCATGTTGGCCCGCTGTAAGTCGGCAACAACCGCCTCGAAACTCGGCACAGAATCGGCCAGCCCGAACGCGCGACGCATGGCAACTGGATCACCCTCGGAACGCCTGCCATCCGCTGCACGCCGCGCAGCGTGAGCGCTCACAAGGTTTCGCGCGAGGACCAATAACGCATCCGACGAATCGCTCGTATTCGTCGCCGCCGATGGGGTCGTGTCGCTCACTCGCGGGGTGTCCATGGGTGCCTCACTATTGGAGTGCGGGGTTATTGCAGCCATGACCCGGCGGACATTTCCGGCCAGTCTCTTTCAGGCTTACGCATGTCGCCGGTTGACAGCCACGCCGTGCTGCATCCATCCACTCGTGCTCCGTCGCCACGGACGGCTCGCCGAAGTTCACGCCAGCGATGACGGCTTCTGCGTCCTGCTTGCGGGAGAATCGGACACAGGCGTTAGGGTCGGAAGTCCACCAGTTCGCGCCCGGACCGCCTGCGCCGGTCCACCAGCGGTGTCCGCTGTCGTTCCGCACAGCCTCAATCAGCCACGCTGTTTCGCTCATGCTCGCCTCACCACGCCGCAAGGATGCCCAGCGCCGCAGCATTGCCCAGCAAAGTGAACGCCACCGGCCTGCCGGACGGGGTCGGTCGTTTTGATGCAGCTAGATCGTCGGCTGCTTCCGGACCTTCCAGTCGCTCCCGTCCCACTCCCAGAGGTCGGTCACGAACGCCGCCGGGGCAACCTTCGACTCGATCCCTTCGTACCCGGCCGGGCGGGGGTTGAAGACGGAGTCGTGCGCGACGACGGCCATCGCCCCCTTCGCCTCCCGGCTCCACCAGAGGGCTGCGTTCGCCGCGGCCTGAAAATCCGCCTTCGCGACGGAGAGTTGACGGAGCGCCATCGCCAGAGACTTCTTCGTCGTTTGGTGGGCATCGCGCTCCCCGTTCAACGCCCGCCCCAATTCGCCATAAAGCTTCACTGTGTTTTCGTGGCCATCTCTAAGAGCCTGGTTCCTCTGCGTCAGTTCGTTCACCGAGTCCGTCCGATGCTTGAGCGCATCGATCATCGCCCGGACGGCATCCATGACGCGCCCCTCTTCATCGTAGAATCCCGGTGGAGGGGGCGGCTGCTCCAGGAGGCGAAACAACTGCCCCCATGCTTGCGCCGACCGGATGACCGACTTTCCTAGCGCCTCTAGGAACTCCGCGTCGGTTTGTGGCTCCTGTGGGGCGATGGCGTCACGCAGCCGCGAGATCTCTCCCTTCAGGAAGGAGTATTGGTTCGTCCGGTCCTCGATGCGCTTGCCGATGGAGTCGACCAGCGTTCCGGCAAAGAGGCCCCCGGAAGGGATCTCCTTGAAGCCCATCAGCGTAGCCAGCCGACTCTCAGCCTTGGCGATCAGACCCTCCAGTATTTCGTATCGTTCCCGCTGCCTGCCGAGCTTCGCGGCGAGAGATCGAACCGTTGCGTTCTTCTTAGTCTTCATCGGACCCTCGTTCGGACGATCTCGCCCGTGGTGAGTTGGGTGTCTTCGAACACTGGCTTGCGCCCCAGAGGTTGCGCATCGGAGGAGCGCCCCGGCAACGCATCCGCGTCGTTGTGCACGGCCTTTGCCGTTGCCGTCGCCTCGGCGCTGCGTCCGACGCTGGCGCGCGGTCCGGGTGGCAGGTAGAGGCAGCTTCCGTCGTTCATGGCGACTGCTCCTTCGCGGCGTCCAGTTCCTTCAAGTAGTCATCCCAGCGGGTGACCGGCGGCTTCTTCAGGGCATGGCGGATCGAGTTCAGGAACCGGAGTCGCTCCGTCTCTGTCATCGGCGGGAGAGGCTCCTTCGTCGCGGTCGACTTCATTCGCTCCACCCGAGCTTCATCTTCGGCGGGTGCCGGACGTCTTCGACCTCGGGTGCGAGCGCGGCGGGGTTCCCGGCAGGCGCGGCTGGCGCCGCGACAGGGGCCGGTCCTGCCGCGCCCGCTGCCTTCGGCGCGTCCACTTCGACGTACACCTTCCGTTCGCCCGGCTTGCCGACGTGGAGCGAGCGGAGCGCCGCAGTGCTGGCCGCTCGCCGCGCCCAATCGGAGAGCGACCGCCCGTCCGCGTCAGCCGCGTGCTGCCACGCTACCTTCTCGTCGGGAGTACACCGGACGATCAGCTTGTCGGTGAAGAGCGCTGCCTTCACTTCGACTCCGGATCCTTCATTTCGCAGAGTTCGCGAAGGATCGAAACCGGCGACGGGATCTTCTCCAACTCGCTGAGGGCGCTGAGGGCGCTGAGGTCGCTGAGGGCGCGGAGGTCGCTGAGGTCGCGGAGGTCGCTGAGGGCGCGGAGGTCGCTGAGGTCGCGGAGGTCGCGGAGGGTGCTGAGGTCGCTGAGGGCGCTGAGGTCGCGGAGGTCGCGGAGGGCGCGGAGGGCGCGGAGGGCGCGGAGGTCGCGGAGGTCGCGGAGGTCGCGGAGGTCGCGGAGGGTGCGGAGGTCGCTGAGGGCGCTGAGGGTGCTGAGGTCGCTGAGGTCGCGGAGGTCGCGGAGGGCGCGGAGGGCGCGGAGGATCTCCGAAGCCTTTCCTCCCGTTGCAACGTCAACGATCGGCGGAAGAGCCAACAACGTCTCTGCGAACTTCGTGAACTCACTCCCGTCCTTCAGGTTCGCGGCGATCACATTCAAGCAGGGAGGGAGGATCTGGCGGACAGACCAGTCGACGACGCGATAAAGACGGCGACGTTCCAGTTCATCGCTTCCCCGGCTCCCGACGATCAACGGAAGCAGCGCCCCGCATTCCTTCCGCCAGTCTTCCCGCGCGTCCTGAGTTGAGATCGCCAGCCGATGAATGACCGGGCTTGTGCATGGCGGACAGGCGTCCGATTTCGGATCGAGCTTCTCCGCCAGCGCGTCGTCTCCGAACTCCCGTGCAACGTCCCGGAGGATGCGGCGTTCGGTCTGGATCAGGCAGGCGTCGCCTTCGGCTCCAGACCCAGTTCCTCCGCGCAGCTTGAGGGTCGAAAGGAACTCCGGGGTCATCCGGGCACGGGCTGCGGTTGCGATCTCAGTCAGGTTCATTGGGGTTCTCCTGTGCGACGTTGCGCGGAGCGTTTGTATACCCAACGGGATCGCGGCGTCAACACGGCTAACAGATCGGGACTTTCTAAATCCCGATCTGTTAGCCCTCACCCGGACTTTACGGAATCCGGCGGAAAGGCGTGCGGACAGGCTACACGGCGTCCGCAGGCGGATCTACGCCAATAGAGGGCTGAAATCCGGGTCGGGGTAGCAACGGCAAGGCCCGATCCCGCTGCCGGGGTGCCCCGTCTCGTCCTCGTTTGTCCCGCCCCCCATAGGGGGATCGTCCCATGTGCATCGGACGCCTTCGAGGTCGAGGTGACACTGTCGCTCGCGCGGGTCCTGGACTCCCCTCCAGAAGTAGCCGTCGATCCCGAGAGCCGAGATTCGCGCTTCGTTAAGCTTGCCGTTGAGCTGCGCGACGGACGTACCCGCGATCCGCTTCGCGTCGCTTTGGCTGCTCCCGTACCGAGTAGCCATCTTCTTCGCGAGAGTGTCCGTCGCCATGCCCGACGAGTAGGCGTCCTCGATGTCGCCTCGGAGTCGGTCGAAATAGCGCTCGGGGACCGTCTTGATGAACGCGACGTTCTCGGTCGTCCAGGCGGCGACGTGGTCCCTGATCGGCTTCTCGATCGATCCGTACTGGAGCCCGGTCGCTGCCCGGAGTTGACGGTCGAGCTGCTCTCGCTGGTGGACGTCGATCCGGTGCCCGAACTTCGTCGGGAGTTCCTTCAGCGCTTCCCAATCGAAGGCATCGTCGAACGTGTTCTGTGCGACGGCCGCAAGGTGGAGAGCTCGGCGCGCATCCAGGGCGACGGAGCGGTTCTTCCATTCGGTCGGTCCCGGAAGTTGGTGGGGGAACCAGCGCTTCCGGTCCGGCGGAGCGGCGTCCATCCCGTTCGTCCGGCGTTGTGCCGACAGGTCTTTGAGGATCTCCTGTTCGACCTCCGCGAACGCGGCGCGCGCCCGATCGCAGATCGGTTCGATGGCGCGGTAGTACGAAAGCTCGATCGCCGTCGGAGGGATCGGTTTCGGAGCCCGGCGGAGCCTGCTCTTCGGTCGGAGCGCGGTTAGCTTGCGCGCCAGCGCGATCGTCCCGGCGCGGTCCAGTATCACGTTCGCCGCCGGAGCATCGGTCCTACCACGTCTCGTTCGTGTTTCAGGTTCGCCTTCACGTCGTCCGGGTACCGGCCGTTCGGAACCGGGACGCGGCGGAACGCCGTGAACTCCTTGTCCGGGTCGTTCGCGTTCGTCGGCTCGCCTTCGACCAGCGCGCGATAGACGGAGACGTGTTTCTGCGCCATCGACCCGCCGACGGTCTTCATCCCGATCAGCGCGATCCTCTTCGGGTGAAGGCCCGTCTCTTCCCAGAGTTCACGGATCGCGCAGGAGAGCGGATCTTCGCCGGGCTCCGCGTGGCCTCCCGGATGACACATCTTCCCCGTCTCCCGGTCGGTCCCCATGATCAGGTTCCCGTCGGGGTCGAACGCGGCGACGACGGAGCAGGCGGAGCGAACCTTCGTCCGTCCGTTCTTCGTAACGAAGTCGGCGGCGTCCTGCGTCGGTGCCGGCGGCGCGCCCGGAACCCTCAGCGCCTTGGGTGGACTAGATCCGCCAGCGGCCGGGTCAGGTAGTCCACCTGTCGGATCTGGCGGGGCGGGAGGCTCCGGTGCCGTCGCTTCCTTCTGGGCCATCATCTTCCGGCCTTCGAGGTCGAGGACGATCGGGCCGTCGTTGAAGTCCGAACCGCCGAAGCGCGTGCTCGCCACTTCCTCCGGCGTTGCGATCCCCTTGTCGACGTAGATCTGGTCGGTCTGCGCGATCTTGTACCGATAGTCCGCCCGCGCGGTGTCGGTCATTTCGCGCAGCGGGTTCATCGTCACGGTCCAGCGCTTCGGCGGCTTCCCGTTGGCGACTCCCTGCGACGCGGCGAGCTGGAGCCCGATGAACTTCCGAAGGTTGGGGAGCAGCTGCTGCTTCTGACGGCCGGCGTTCTGATCGTCGAAGATGTCCTGGTCGCCCTTGCCCGTGTCCCCGAGTCCGCCCTTGCCCTGGTTCAGCAGGAGCGACGCAGGCATGTCCGCAGCGCCGGCCAGCTGCAGCGCGAACTCCCGCTGGATGTCGGCGACGCCGCCCAGGTCCAACTTCACGCGCTCGAGCGTCTCCTTCGAGTCGATGATCCGGGTCTTCGCGATCGACATCGACATCGACATCGCAATCGCGCGCGACTGGATGACCCCGACGTCGTCTTCGTCCTCCGACGCCATCATCCGGGAGAAACCGTCCATCTTCAGGACTGGAAGCCCGAGCTCCGAGAGCAGGATCGCGATGCCGTTCCAGCTTTGCTCGTACTGCGAGAGGACTTGGTTGATCCTCATCCAGATCGAGTCGCCGGCGCCGCGCATCTGGACGCGTGCCCAATGCGAGACCGTCTGACCGGGGAACATCAGCAGCCGGGATTCGTGGACGTAGAAGATCAGAGCTCCGGGCTTCCCAGCCGGCGGTACCTGCGACGCTGGCTCGCCTGGCGTCGGGAGCGCGACCGTCACGCCCAGGTTGCGAAGCTGATAGGTGCGCGGCATTCCGAACTTCGGATCGCGCGGGTCGACGTACCAGCTCCAGCCGATCAACTCGCCGTCCCAGCCGCCCTGGAACGCCGTCAGGTGAGTGATCCGCTTCACCTTCTTCCAGTCGAGAGGGATGGTCAGGTTCGGCTCCCCGTCGTCGACGCCGATCAGGATTCCGCCGCTGCCGTAGTTTCGTTCGTAGCAAAGGGCGTCGAAGAAGGCGCGCCCGAGCCCGAGCTTCTCCTGTTCGTCGACCAGCGCTTCAATCAGCGCCGTGTTCTCGTCGCTCACTTCGGGAAGCTCGCCCGGCGTGTGCTGCGACTGCGCGACCGCTCCAGGGGCCTTCGCTGCTTCGGGAGCGGCGCCAGCCGGCGGGAGATCGTCCAGCCGACCAGTGGTGCTCCTCGAGGCGATGCGGCGCGCAGCGCGTCGGGCGTCCCGGCGATCGGCGTGGCCCTGCTGCTCGTCCTCTTCAGGCTGGATAGAGACCGTCCAGCCGCGGCGGGTCATTTCGCGCGGGATCGTCTCGATGATGCGACCGCCCAGCGCGGAGCCGCGCCAGCGCTCCTGCATCTGCCAGCCGGACAAGAACTGATTGAAGAAGTCGGGGCCGTTCCATTGCCCGCCGTACGTCTTGTCCCGAGCCGGGTCGCCGATGCCGGTCAGGCGGTTCTGGTACCCGTCGACGACCTGCCGGAGGTTGCGGTCCAGGGCCGCCCGGTTGCCCCAAGCGCCGTCTTCGTCGCGCAGGACGACCAGCTTGTCGCCTCCGACCTCATGCAGCGGGATCGGGTCGCTGGGGGAGTAGCCGTCGATCTGGTCAACGACTCGACGTGTCTTCGGATCGCCCATGCGCGCGGACTCTACACCGTTCGAACGTCAGACAAACAATCCCAGCTTGACAGTCGCCCGGCGAATGGCCTGCGACTTCGACGACCCCGTCTTCTTCGGGGTCTTGATCACTGGCCGCTTCGGCTGGTCGGGATCGGGCGGAGGAGGCGGAGGTTCCTTCCGTGCCTTCGTCGACGAACGCTTCCAGTCGGACGCTGTCGATTCGCTCTCGTCATCCATCAGCGCATTGTATCCGCCTCCGGTCGCGTCGATCAGGTCGTCGTGCCAGTCGGGATCCGGGAACGCCTCGAGCTCATTGAGCCAGTCGTCGTTCCAGTCCCCGCGGACGATCTCGACGTTGCCGGCCTCGGCCTGGGCGGAGAACGGCTTGAACCGGATCAGCTTCTTCGACTGCGCCGGGTGCGCGCGCACATAGTAGGCCCGGAGCATTCGGATATATGCGGCTGCCTCGGCGACGCCGGCCTGGGCGGGATCCTGCTCGATCCCGATCTCTGTTTCCTGCCCGTCGAGTGCGGCCGTCTGAAGCACAAGCTCCTGCACCGACGCCGGCCGCTTCCGGCAGGACGCGACGTGCCCGACGATGATCCGGTCGCCCAGGACTCCGATCTTCACGCCGCGGGTCCAGTCGGGGTTCTCCTTGCCCTTCGTTGGCTCCGTCGACGCCCGATCCCAATAGCGGAGCCAGCGAACGCCTCGAGGAGCCTTCTCGAGGAGCTTCGACCCGTCCGGTCCGATGACCCATTCCCGCTTGAAGTAGTCGCCAGCCTTCGGCCGAACCAGCCAGTCACCGTAGAGCAGCTGCGCCCTGGTGACAGGGTCCAGGCCCATCAGGTGGACGCGGTAGTCGGTCTTCGCCAGCGGCGGGTTGTCCTCGAGGCGCGCAGGAATGAAGACGCGGCCGATCGTGCCCTTCGCGCGCGCGCAGTACTCCGGTCCCTCTTCCGTGTTCCGGTAGTGGAGAACCTCGCCGGGGTCCGCCTTCTTCTCGCACTTCGGATCCAGCCAGGGGCCGAACCGCTTCATGATCCAGGAGTGCCCAACGCCTCCGGGGTTCGCCGTCGACCGGATGCGGATCGGTATGCCTGCGACGCTTCGGCCGCGGGAGAGCAGGTAGACGTACTGCGTCTCGGTGAAGTCCTCGAGCTGGTCGAAGCCGATGTACTGGAACGCGCGCCCCTTGTAGTCGAGCTTGTTCTTCTCGTGCTCCATGCTCCGGAAGAAGAGCCGGGCACCCGAGGAGAACCGCCAGAAGTTCCGCTGCGCTTTGTACTCGGCACCCGGATCGATGCCCTTCATGATTTCGTAGCTGCGCTCGATCACGTCCGTGAGCTGAGGGAGCGTCCGCCGGAAGATGATCCCCGTGTACGACGGCTTCGCGATGTGGCGCGTGTAGCCGGCCAGGAGCCCATCTGTTTTGCCGCCACCTGCGCTGCCGCCATATAGGACTTCGTACGCACCGCACGCGACGAAGCGCGTCTGAGGCCCGGAGTTCGGGCGCCACACGACGGGGCGCCCCTGGTAGAACTCCTGCTCTACCTCCTCACTCATCGGTTTCTTGGGGCAGGAGGATGACGCCGGTGATGATCGCCTCCCCGTCCTTCCCGGTCAGTTCGATCCGCGTCGCCGCAGGCCGCAGCCCGGCGCTCGCCCGGTCCTGCTCGATCGCTGACTTCAGCCCGTCGAGCAGATGCTTCACCTCCAGCGGGTCGATGTCCTCCACGCCCTTCTTGCCGAGGTGGATGAGCTTGTTGTTGATGATGGCCGTCGCGTTCCCCGCACCCCTGTGTTGCCGCTCGTTGATCTCCGCCTCGGTCCGGAACCTGTAGACGCTCGCCTTCGCCGCATCGTTCAGGAGCGTGGCCTTGACCTTCTCGTCTCGCTTCGCCTGGAACTCCTCGCGCTCAGCCAGCCAGCCCTCCTTCCGCGCGTGTTCCCGAACGGCGCGCCGGCTCAACTTTCGCTTCTCGGCGAACCCCCGGAGCGTCTCGTCTGAGGCGATGAACTCGGAACGGAACCCGCTCCAATCTCTGCGCTGCGGCGCTGGCATTCGTGGCACCCATCCTCTCGCTGGCTGGCACCCTATCGCAAGTCGTGGCCTCGGCGCACTTGCTCGCCGCGTCGCGCGCGCGTAAGAATCGCTGACGGTCGTAGGTTGGAAACCTCCCCTCCTCTTCGTGGATCGGCCTCGCATCAGCGTGGTCCTCCCGAGAAGTCCAGAGAAAACAGACCCCAAATAATCGCACTCTCGAAGTCGAATCCGACTGGACTTCGTTTCGGGACAGAGCGTGAGTGTCGCTCGTCGGCAAGAGGCACCCCGGAATGATCCGGGCTTCCCAACGAGTCGGCACCACGGAGAACGACATGAGCAACAAGAAGAGCACCGCGAAGAAGGCAGCCCCGAAGAAGACGAACAACCTCGCCGCCGATCTGGCGAAGGGCCGCAAGCCTGCGGTGGACGCCTTCAAGGATGCGGTCCGGAAGATGAAGACCAACCCTCGGCCGACGATGGTTCCCCTCGAGGATCAGAAGCGCGAAGCGGTCGAAGCCGAGAAGACCCCTGAGAACCCGGGCAAGAAGGTCCGCTCGCCCAGGGCTCCGGCTGCGGCGAAGGAACCGAAGGCGGTCGATCCCCGGCTTCCCCCGGTCGGAACGAAGATCGAGAAGAAGGAT